GGTCGGAAGGGGATAATCTTTGAGATCTGCACCGGGAACGCCGTCACCGACTGTTCCAAATTTAATTTTACCTACGCCCATAGCGATAGGTCTTACTTCTCCTGCCATAATTATTGATCTATTAAAATTTCTAATCTAATATTTGTACAAGCGAATTTCTCTTTCAAGTCCGGCATTGGAACACTCCAGAGAACTGTCACTTCTTTACATACACCGTCATTACTATTGATTGAATCAAGCGACTTCCGCACCTTACGCTTTAATTCTTTCATTCGTTGACGTTTTAACATACCATTCTCATCACTCCAAGGTACGAAGATATTGATGTTAACAGGCACTTTATTGATAAAGTCAAGTTCATTCAATTGCAGATGATTGATAACGATATGTTCATTGGTCAAGCCTGCTTCCGATTTGTCCTTGTAAATCATAACATCGGTGCCCGCAGCGGCCACAGCATTATAAACTATATCTACAGCGTCAAATTCATCCATATTCAAATTTTACTAAAAACAGATTTCAATGTCTCCCTTAGATATTTCTCACATTGAACGTTCGCACCTGAAACGACTTCATACCCTTTAGCTTCCACGGCTGCCGCATATTCCATTCCTGCAACACCGACCAACACATAACCACCAGTATACGACAGTGAGACTTCTTCTGCAAGCCTACGACCTTTGTACTTACCGGTGGTCTTGTCAGTACCTTTGTCTCCTTCTTTGAAGTTCTCTGTAACCACTTCACCGTCTTTAGCTATTATATATCCGATAGAGGAACGAAGATTACCAGTCTGGTCTTTATATGAGCCACTCCGGCGGGCTACTTCGATAAACTTTTCACCTCCTGCTTGCAGGAAAACAAGCATCTTATCTTCTGCTTTACTTTGAAAATGGTCGAACCAGCGTTCCATTTCATCAAAGGTGAATAGGGGAGTCATGCCGTTTTTCATACGTTGATAATTGAATGTGATTGATAAGGTTCCCAACAGATAACCGGTACATCAATACCCTTTGATGCAACTTTCAAACGCAAAAACTTACTATCTGCTGGCGGTTGCATTTTGGAGTAGAAATAGCCATGTACCTGTGTTTCATCACCAGCCGAATTGTGTTTTAAAACAATTCTTCCATCGCTTACCGGGTCGTAGCGTCCGGGGACAGATATTTCAACCGGTTTCCCAGGAATCCATTCACCATTAACTAAGTGCCCGTTAGCCTCAATAGTAACTATTGCTGTATGTGGATACCGTTTTACCATCTGTTACCAGCTCTCCCTTTGATAATGATTCGTTTCCCAAGTTTAGCAGCTTTCTCCGACTCCCCGTTCTCTATGTACAGTTGCTTTGCAGTCTGAATATAGAAAGAACGGGGATGAGTGATAGAAAGCTTGTTTTCACTGAAATCTTGAGAGTTTACCATCATGGCATACATATCAGCGACACAAAGACCGACTTGCTTCATGCTTTCAGTAGTACATTCCGCTTCGGGGTTGATACCCCGCCTAACGAAGACTACCTTATCCAAGAAGCCTTCCATATCCCCAATAGATGGATATTCCAGTATTGTTTCTCTGATTGTTGCCATTATAGTTTACTCTTCATCTGTTTTTTCAGTATCTTCATCGGCCGCCCATTCCTTGGCATCAGTTTTCATGATATACATTGCATCAGGATCGTTAACTACCGGGATGGCATTAGCTTCTGCTTTAGTCCACTCTTTGAACGGTTCAAGTTCAGACCACTTGCTGATAAAAACAAAGTCTTTTTTCAGTGTTGTTGCTTTCTTCTTGTACTCGACAGAATGTTCCGCTGCAATAGGACCATGTTGGATGTCACCGCATTGTAAATCTTCCAAAAAACAGATATTAGCGGCTTCCCATGGATTGATCGTAGTGCGATTATGAGAAGCATCTTCAATACGAACAGCCGGGCTCACTAAGACAATTTGAACACCTTCTGTATTCTCTTGTGCAGAGAGATATTCATTGATAACTTTCTTGGAGATAGTCAGCTTTTCTTTCTGATTGATCCAGCCTTTAACTTTCTCGATAACGGCTTTCTGTTTCTTCAATAAAGCAAATCGATCTTTACGCATCACTACGTACTTAATGGTAACACCATCAGCAGAGGCAGAAACTACTGTATCTTCAATGTCTTGCAATCCGTCTGCAGTGTTTGCATTTGCCCAGTCAGCAGCAGAAACCTTTTTATTTTCATTCTTCATACCACAACCAACAAATTCCTCGGTAACAATACCGTTATTATTGCTTGAGTTTAGAGTGAACCCACCTTTAGACATCAGCTGCATGCACCACCATTCGAAACGTCCACGAACAGCGTTATATACAAAGTCCTGATCTTTGAAAGCGAGGTCAAGGATAGATTTCAAATCCGAATCACCTTCACAATCACGGCTAAGTTGCCGGTATTCGTTCCAGTCGCTTTCATTCATACCACGCTTAACGGCAGTCTTGGGGATATCACCTGACATCTTACCTACAACTTCACGTTTCTTTTGCGGTGCAGAAGAATCAAAGCTGATAACGTCTGCAATAACAGGAGCACCTTTCTCTCCGGTCAAAGTTTCCCATTTCAGAGAATCTTTTTGCTTTACACCGAAGAAGTTAGGGAAGAAGACCGGCTTAACTTTACGTGAGTTAAGTCGTGCTCCCATGTTCTTACGGTTCACTTGTTTAATTAAACTTCTTTCCATATATCATTTATTTTAATGGATTAGACAAAACGGATAAAACGGAGCAATGCTTTAATAGCGTCGTCAACAGGGTAGGGCATTACTGCTTCATTAACAGTACCACGCACCAAGAGGCCTGACTGCTGGTTAGCTACGGTCACATCAACCTTGTTCATAGTGATAACCTCCGGGGTATACTTGAACTTTGCAGCTTTGGCAGCAGCTTTAGCAGTAACAAGAACTAAGACATCATTAATCTTTGCGGCTCCAATAGCTCCGGAAAGAGTTATTGTGTCATAAGCTGCATTGGTTTTGTCAATTGCAGAGATTACATCAGAAGCTCCGGTTAAAGCACCGCCGATTGTAACAGCTTCCCCAACTTTAAACACATGATTCTTTGCGATTTGAATAGCAACAGCATCGGCAGCCGCGACAGCAGTAACTTTTCCGGTTTTAACAACATGGTAAAGGCCATTAGCATCTTTACCCACAATTACAAGCGGAGGAAGCTCGTCGATGATTCCCTTCAGTTCCGCGCGGGCAATAGTTCCACCGCCCTGAATGTCCTCGATAATCTTTTCGATACCAGGAGCATACTGAAATTCACTTTGTTTTTTTCTGAACATAGCTTTTAATATTAATAATTATTCTTCCAGACCAAGGCTAGCAGTGCCATTATCAGAGCTTTCCTCGTCCTCCATTAACTTTAACCATTCCTGTTCGGTACGTTCTTTGGGCTTATAGGAATTAGGCTTGTAATCACCACCGGCGACTTCATCATCAATAACAGATTGTTTAATTTCGGCAAATTCTTCTTGAAGCTCTTTAATCTGGTCTTCAACAGAAGTTTCAGAATTGACATCAATACGATTAAACCATTTTGCAGGGAGTTTAGAATCTGCAAACAATGCTTTAGCAGATGCCTGCTTCGTAGAAGTAGTGACTGTTGTAGCGACAGTAGAGACAGATGCAGCCAACTCGGAAATCTGTTTCTGCTGGGCTTTCAACAACTTAACAACAGAAGCAGGCAAGCCTTCGAGATCTTCGTCCTCGTCTTCATCTTCTTCGTCATCTTTCGGCTTCTTTGTTTTCTTAGTATTAGTTGTCTCAATAGGTTTTCCATCCTTCAAACCGTGTTTTTTCTCATAAGCGGCAATAGCAGCATCAATACTGGCTTGACTGCCTTGTTCATTTGATACCAAGTCCGGAAGAATATTATCCTTGAATAGCCCAATATAGTTATCCAGATTCTCTTCACTTTCGATGTCAAAAAGAGCTTGCACCTTGGCCGCATACTTTTCAGGAATTCCAGCTTTTTTCAAAGCTGCTTTGATGGTTGCTAAAATCTTCATACTTTTTTCCTTAAAATATATTGGGAGTAAATTTTTCCTGCTTATATATTTTATTTCAGAATCAAATGCATACATTTGTAATTAAGTTAAAGCGTAGAATGGATTATATAGAAGATAGACATGAATATTACAATGTGTATATATCTAAGTGTACACAATGCAAGCATTTTAATTTTGATAAATTAAAATGCCCGGCATACCCTAATGGTATTCCTGTTAAATACCTTGATGGTTCACAGGTACATGACAAAAAAGAAAGCGACCAAAAAGGGGAGTTCGTCTTCCTAAAAGAATCCAATTAACGAGTTTTCGCTTTTGTATAACTCCATCCCATTTTTTCGGATATCCGTTTCCATAATATATGATAATGGACCACTGAAGCCATTGTTGGGGATAGTGTATTATTATTGATTCTAGCAGTAAACTCTGCTCTTAGTTTGTTATTCTCCCGATTCACTAGCTTTTCGAATTTACTAATTGTAATTCCCCATCCTTCTTCGGGACGTTGCATAGTGAATGTATAATTAGGTGTTACAGCTCTCATTTCTGATACATTATGGGCTATTGCAAGATACATATCAGCCGGACTGAATGAGTTGCCAATTCGTCCCAAACTCTTTTCTGGCTCTTGCCAGCCTCTTGGGTGATTATGTGTAAAAATGCAATCCTTCATCTTCGCACATTCTTCATCCGTAAACTCAACACTATATTTGGCTCCGCGCTTATCGATTACAACATTACCATTCTTGTCAAATAAGACTCCTGTCTCAAAGCTTTTATTCAGGCGTATTTCATTCTCTGTGTTGGTTATTTTGTTATAGAGTTTTCGTTCATTCCATTTTTGTTTAATATCTGTAATTTCAGCATCAGTCTTGATACGTTTAGGTTTAGAAACCTTTATAACTTCATTCGTAATAGGTTGGGAAACGATTTCTCTTTGTAGTCCTCCATCATTGGTAAAGTTATCCTTATACCAGAAAGCCGATTGAAATCCATCCTTATTCTCGCTGACAAAATCCTTTGCCGCTTGGGGAATATCCGTAATAGTTTGACCTTGCGGAACTGTGTCATTCAGCAAGAAATCAGCAAAGTCTTCCGGTTCCATGGTGATAGGAGTAGCAAAACAGATACAAAAAGGATGAAAGCCTGTAAATTTGAACGTTTTCGGATATTTTCCAATCATCGCATCACAGATCTTACACGGTCCGCGATTATTGGCCGAACGCTGTATCTCAATTCCTAGTATAAAATCCTGTTTACTCCAACGTTCATAGTCTGCGCTACGATAAGCTGTGTTCGTAGTTGTAGCAGATGTTCGGAGAGCGTTCTTGTATGCAGAGCGGTATACACCTTGCCCTGGATGATAATCTTTCATCGGTTGTGATAGAACCAATTCACCTTTCTCATTCCGGATCCTACGAAAGCGTTTTTGGGGATTTTGCAAAATTTGCCGTATATCGCTACTGATTCCGTTCGAATTACGTCCGGCAACTACGCCGCTATCAAGATAGAATTCGAGTTGCGATTTCGTTTGCTGTGTAATATTCCAAACTCTATCAGACAATTTTAGACCGTTGGAATCTATATCATTCTTTAGAGCCTCAAATGCAGATAGGCTATGAGTAAACATTCCATCCTTAGTTGCGCTAGAAATAGACATTCCCTTGATGAACAGGGAAATAAAATCATCATTCTTCCTCTCTGCTCGTTCCCAGCCATCCTTTTGGAATGCGGAAATATTAGCATATAACATTGATTCAAGGTTTAGTAGTTCCCGGTCAACCGCACTCTCTATTCCCTGATTGCTTATCCATACATTGTTTTTCCCCGCATCTGACCATTTACGGAGATACGGGGAAACAGAAAGTATAAACTGATTAAAGATATTGGCTATTACGGCCTGCTGTGCAGCAACTTTCTGTATATGCTGTTTATCGTAGAAAGAAAGTCCAGGCATAGTTAAAGTGTAGCTCCTAGGAATGAGTTGTTTTGAGCTGTATCTTTCTCATCCTGCTTCTTGCGGGCCAACTCTTCTTCAACATTATCCGTATATGGCGAATTTTTAATGATTGTCTCTTTGCTATTAAATTGGGATGCTGTTTCAAGATTTTTAAGTTCTTCTGCCAGGTCTTGTGGGAGAATACTGCCAAACTCCACCTCAATAAAATTATCATTTAGCTGTAATGCATACTTAGTATGTGTTATATTAGCCATACCTGCCTGAACGATAGCAACAGTACGTTGAACTGCAGGACCGAATATTTCCATCTGTTCGCTGGCTTTAATTTCTGCGTCAATCATCATAAAACGGCGGGAAGTACCACTAAGGTTGCCAAGTCCCATTAACTTACTCATAGATAGGTCAGGGCTGGAAGCTCCGGAATGTATTGAATCGTCGAGTTGGTTAAGTTCAAGTGTAACGGATTCACAAGACTGTTGCCACGCCAAGTAATCAGCATCACCATGATACGAAGTACCGGTATCCGCATCTACTTCCATAGTAAAGTTTAGTTCTTTACCAACAGTTTCTTTGCTTGGGAGGTTGGCGAGTCCGTAAGTCTTCAGTATAGGTTCAGAGAAATAATCATTGGTGTCCGATAGGCGGGAAAGCCTCATTTCCTTTTTATCAATCAAGTTGGCAACATCTTCCCAATCAGGGCAATCTACTTCGGCATATACTACAGGAATCTTTCCAAAGAGGTTTTTTGTCTTTTTCACTAGCCAAATGCCGTCCATTACTCCGGAATAGATAACATCTTTCGTGTATATCTTCACGCATTCACAAGTACGGCCATTGACTTCTGCATTGTATTTATAGATGAAGCCGTCCATATCGTCGTCCTCGTCGAAATGTGGATAGAATTCACATTCGGTATTGCTATCTTTAGGAGTAGAGAGGATCTTGACCTTTAGCTGGCTTTTTCCATCGTCCCGGGTAACAGGATAGAATACAATGGCTGCTTTAGTTTCGGATAGAACTTTACGGGCAAACTCTTTCAATACAGACTGCATCTTGAGCTTACGCTTATAGACTTTTTTGAACTCGCTGAATCCATCGTTCGGATCTTCGGCTGTTATTGTCATTTCTCCACCAAACAGAAAGGCAACAGAAGTGCGGACAATTTTCTTTGGCAGATTGGTAATGACTTTTGCAACATCTACTGTCTTATCTTCAAGCTTTTTGGGCTTTTCGGCTCCTGTTTCGGGGTCAACTTCTACTTCTGTATCTGAATATACAGCAATCTTTTTAGGGTCCCGATACCCAACTGATTCTTTACGACGGGTTCTGTCTCCATTGTATTCCTCCATATACTCACGAGGATTACGATTTTCACGGGTATCAACGCATAAATCACCTACTATGCTACCGAAATCTTCATTTTTCAGAATATCCTTAATGTCTGGCATATACTTTTTTCTTAAAATATACGCCCTAGAAGTATTTCCTGAAGCGGTAAGATAACATTTCTCAAAATTCATAGGTGTTTTCTCGGATATAGGCTGAATCATTTTGTATTTTCGCAGAGCGAGGCAGAGCAATATCGAATTAATTTTAAATTCGGTATATTATGTTTTGTAGAAAAAATAACAAGAGAAAAAAATTAGGCATAGTCACTCTGTATCTATTGATTCGATTAAAATATTGGATGTATAAAGAACAAGCTAAAAGATACTCAACGATTGAATGGCTATATGATGTAATAACAACACTTTTTTGTTAATAATGAAAACGAGAATTACCCACGTCCAACTTTACGGGTAGTCTTTTTAAACTTCAATCCAAGTGATTCGACAAACTCTGCAAGTATTGTCATGCCATCCGGTGCATCATCATGTGAGTTATCTCCTTCACGCTTGTAACTGGTAAACGCCTTCATGAAACGACCGTAGTCTGATCCTTTAGAATATTCTGTTTCATCAAGAAAAGCACAATGTTTCTTTATCCAGCCGGCTTTCATTATGATACGCGTTTCTTTGTGCTGGGTTGTTGGCCGGGCTTGAATAACACACGATTTCTTTTTAGCTGTAACAAGTTTGCGTACATTGATAGCAAATATACGCCCGCCATTGTTTGATTCAATGCGTAGCTGATCGCACTCTGTATCAATAACCATCTGTGCCAGGCGCGGTTCTGTAACTTCAACAGGATCCTTTGTGAAAAGAACGTCGGTAATGAAATATCTCGGTCCGAATACCTTTGCGAATGGTGCGCAGAAATCATCATCACCTTTATCGGCTGTATCACAAGATCCGAGTGTCCCATCAGGTTTCTTTCCTGCAATATCGGCTAGTTTGAAGCGCATGAGAGACGATTTGGGGAATAGTAACCCTTTGGCCTCGAACGGTTCCTGCATATATTCGGCCATCCAAATACTTTCGTCGGTTTCAGAACGTAGTTCCTGGTAATATTCCGTAGTATGTACATCAGCGCAAAAAGTTTCATCGTTTTCATCGAGAGCTGCGATCCGGATGATTTCATTATACTTGCCGGCTTCTTCCATACGTCCGAGGACATCATTAGAGGACCAGCGAGTACCAATATCAATCATACAGCAGCTTCCCTCAATACGTGAATCGTGTGTACCTTGTTTCCAAGACCATACTTTCTCATTGTTATTATCAGACAACGCATCTTCCAGGCTCTTGTATAAGTCGTCGGTCATGGCGAGCATAGATGCACCGAAGCCGATCACGGTGCCACCAACACCACCACCAAAATAAGACACCTGCCGAGCACCTTCTACATTCCAGCTCTTCACATTCTGTTTATCACCTTTCAGATGAATATCAGGGAATATCTCTTTATATCGTTTCGACTTAACTATATCACGGGTATCATACGAAAGTTTGTTGTATAGAGTATCAGAACAACAATTACGCATTACGGATTCTTCCGGAAAGTGACCGTACATCCAAGCTATGAAAAGAGATGATATATAAGACTTACCGGCACGCGGCGGCATGCTGACAGCAAGACGGTAGATTATACCAGCAGAGTATGATTCATACACACGCATGAACGCTTCTGCGACCTTCTTTAGGAACAGACGTTTAGAGAAAAACTTCGGATCATAGTACAAACAGAACGCCCAAAAGTCTTTCTTTGATATTCGTTTGCGGAGTATGGTAGCAGCCTTTGCTTTACGAATCAATATTTGTCTTTTACTCTTCTTCTTTGCCATCAATTATAGCCTGTAGTTGTTCGTCACTCAATCCTTCCAGTTCATCACCAAGGTTCACATTTGCATCAACTTCTTTTTTGTCTCTCCATTTCTCCGGTTGCCGGTTCTTCAGCCAGAATATAGCGGCTGTCGTATCAGGTGGGTAATGTTCAGTATATTCCTTTGAGTCTGTTATTCTTCCTTCAGATGTTGCAAATTTTGTTGCCTTACAGGAATAACCGATAGCACGATTATATAGCCGAGATGCAACGTTAGCATCCGCAATATTCTTTCCTTTTTTTAGGGACTCAAGAAATTCGGGATAGTCTTTTTTCCATTTGTTTAAGGTTTGCTCTGAAACAGAGAAGAATTCGGCGAGCTCTTTATCTGTTGCACCCAACAAACAAAGCTTTAGAGCTTGATCGGCATACTCTATTCTGTATTCTGATTTACGCCCTCTTTTCTTCTTCTCGGCCGGATTCTTCTTCTCTGTCATAAACTATAACTAACTAAAACTAAAATGAAATAACCCATTCTTTAACTTGAATAATCTTCTATAATCAAAATATAAAGAAGGGCTATCTTTTACAATCTTCTGGAATTATTTGGGGAACAGCATTATTCCAATTAATACTATGATGTAAGCGTTTGTACACGCTTCCCATTGGGCGTATCTTTGTACAAGAAGGAGCATACATAATTGTGTAGAAAGACTTAACATAAGTCCCACTATCCAAATAGATATCAGTCATTCCGCCATTTGATTGTTGGGTTGTTACTTGATTCAGTGAGACATGAGGTATCTGAAAAAACAAATTTCCTCTGCTACCCAGTAAGGTATAAGTGTTTACATCTTCATTAATTTTACCAAAAAACTTAAAAGGCATGTTTGTATCACAGATAAATGAGTTCATAGCTTTCCGTTTAAGTAATTCACCACGAACTATATTATTCTGCTTTCCTCCGATAAAATCTCCTCTTTGAGCTAATGCAACAGCTAAAGCACCTGTTTTATTCTTGAAATCAATTAGAGCATCAAGTACTTTATCAAGATTGATAATGTTTTTCTGCTTCATTTCACCGTATTGATTATAAGTGTATGAGAATTCCGTATAATCATCATCTAACTCAATAAAATATTGGTAGCCTTTTTCTTTTGCTATTTCAAAAGAAGCATTTCTCGCATAAATAATAGCTCGACGATCATTGAAGTTATCACCCTCATCTGTTTCTGATGCTATTTCTTTTTTGTCGAATACATATATGTTCTCGTAGTTTTTGCGATAACGATCTATCTTCAGATCTTCATTATCTAATACTATGATAATATCACCTGTATATCCACATTTCCGTAATGTTTTTACTGTATGTACATTGTCTGGACGCCCATGTGTAAGTATCAATGCAACGAAGCTATTATTTTTCATCATTGCTATAATCCTCCAAATATGAGTCTGACAATTCTTTCTTTAAACAAACATATCCTAGTTCAATAGCTTTATTAAAATCTATAATGACAAGAGCTGAATTTTCCATTAAATTTTGAATGATGTTGTTTGAATGAGCATAAAATTCAGCAATTTTTCCATAATCGAAAACAATGTGCCTTGAAGCTGCAAGCTGAAGAAAATCTTTAGTCTGCTTGTCTAAATTACACCCCTGAATTTGTTTCATCAGACAATTGTAAGTTTCAAGATTATAGAGTTCTGATATTGCCGGTTTATTGCCAGTCGGTGTGTAGATTGGAGATACTATTTTTTTTGTATAAAGATTATTATCTTTCTCATCGTCAGAATTATGGATATCAGTCGAAAGTTCGATCTCGTCTACTGAAAACTCCCAATCATTCAATACATCAGGCGAGAAGTTTTCTATCACTAACTTCCAATCGAATTCAGAAGTATCGGAAGTATGATTATCTGCTAGAGCTAGCAGTTTTCTCTTTTCATCTTCCGTAGATAGGTCTTTGCGCTTAATAACAATAAGCTCGGTACCGTCAGACTCAACAATACGCACTTTGAGTCCTAACTTTTGAGCTTCCTCATACACGCCATTTCCAGCGATTAACACATTGTCACGGTCGGCCAATACGGATCGACCGGCTCCACATTCAACCAGACTTTTGTGGATAAGCCGCTTGTTTTCGTCCCCATGGATACGATAGTTCCGGGGATCAATTGTAATTTTTTCTTTTTCTTCCATGACCAAGGAATTTCAATTAAAATATAGATTCCTTGACTATTTCCTTTTTATTATGCTTGACTGTAAAAAACGTATATATTAGATAATAATTTTTTTATTAAGATAATCAATTATATTATTAATTTGACCAAAGATTAGTGATGGAACTTTTTCTTTTGCATTCCAAATCGGTATATCAAAGTCTAAAATTTGATCA